GTGTCCTCTGCTTCACAAAAAACCGCCCACCCTTAGATAAATTACATCTTCGACAACTTGCAACTAAATTATCATCAACATCATTTCCTCCCAGCCTACGAGGAACAACATGATCAACTGTGTTTGCTTCCTGTCCACAGTATTGGCAGATATAGCCATCACGCCTGAGTATTCGTTCTCTAATCTTTGTCCATTGTCTGGTTGAACCAGTAGACCTTAAAGCTGATTTACTCAATACCATCCCTTAATCTTATGATGAGCGAGCGCATTACATGGATTAGAGTATCGCTTCTCAATGTATTTTAATTGCCAATCAATCTGTTTGTATCCATCTATTTTACTCAACCATTTAGATCTACCTTGAGGAATACCATAATGACTACCATTCTTCGCTTTTGGATTCCATCTAGATTCTTTGTAATTTAACTCATCTAAACAATAGAATTGATCTAAGTCATTAAGCTGTATGAAAGCCCATTGTCTGTAATGATTAGTAGTTTCTTTAGCAACGGAATCATTCTTTTGAAAGGCTGTTGTCATGACTAAAGACAGAGATATCACCAAACCAAACCTTGCGATCTTTCTGCTTCGCAGATCGCCCTTTCGCTCTGAAAGCGAATTTGCGTTTAAGGGTAGCATACGACTCCAAATCCATTAACATAACCGCAGGTCAGACGGCAAGTCATTTACTCTCGATTAATAAACATGTATGGCAATCCTGATCTACGAACTGCCATTGACCACACTTTGTGCACCTAATAACAGGCTCTTGAGTGTCAGTAGATTCTGCTAGATTCTTAGTTCCAACAGCACAACACTTCAAGCATTGGAATACTCTGAAACCAGCAGCTGTGGAATAACCATCTAGCCATTCAAACTCTGAGTTAGATTTGCAGAAATTGCATTTGAACTTCATTTGGCGGCATTCCTTAGATACATCAAGAATGACACAAACATTGCCTCATCCATCAACACCCATTCATCGACCTTCAAATCAACCTCAGCATGGGCATTTGTAGCCTTTACCCAGAATTGAATTTCCTTTTGATCATAGGCAACAATGAATGAAGGAAGTCCAGCCATTACAGCTAGTCGGCTAACTGGTAAGTGATCGAGTAAAGCCTTATCTCGTCCAAGATACTTTAGGCTGCCAACAGTCTTATACTCAATCAAAGCAACAGGATTGCGATTGGTGTATTCGACCATTAGGAAATCAATATCGGTTGCAGGACAATCAAATCCCCAAGTGCGATGGCGATTACTAATCCATTCATCACGCCAACCAGTTTGATTTAACCTAACACCATCATTGTCATATCTGATCATTTCTTACCTGCCCAACCTGTTCCCTTGAAGATTGCCGGAACTGCTGTATAGACACGACTTAAAGGAAAGCCACATCCTTGACAATTAGGAATTTCGTGCTGCATCGGCAAGTCCAATACAATACTCAATCCCTCGCGATCACATTCGTATTCGTAGTTTGGCATTTACGGAATCAGATTAATTGCGTGGCAGGAATAGCATCGAAGCAGATCGCCCTCATGAAGTAATCTGTCATCGTTGCAAGCATCGCATACGATTGTTGATGGTTCGACTTTAACTCCGTTATCAGTAAAGGTCGCAGTTAGACCAGAGCCATCAATGATTTGTAATTCACCCATTTATTCACCTCCTTCAAAATACCATTTTCCATTAGCTGTAATCTTTGCCCATTTAGGTTCGCATTGTTTTGCTTTGCATACATAACCATAATATGGCTTACCTCCTTTAGAGATACCTTGTTTTAAGATATGACCATGCTCGCAAGCAGGTGGTTCATTAGGCGTTGCTGATGCAATTTGATCTACAACTTCACTAACTGTCCATTGTGCAGGATCATTCTCTTTGTTCTCAACTGCAAAACTTGCTCTAAGAGCATCTTCAACAGCTGCTGATCTTGTTGCCGGTGGTGAGTATCTACGCTCTGCTAACTTTTTTTCGTATTGGTTAGGTTCAACATCAACCTGTTTTATACTATCTTTAGTTGCAGTCTTATTAGATCCTTTGAGAATTATTATTGCCCTTCCCAAACTACTGCTGGCAGTATCCTCTACATACCATTTTTTCATGTTAGGCATGTAAGTTTCTCTTGAGCCAAACGCTATATTGCTAACTGCTGGAGCTGTGTCTTTACTATCTCTCCAAAGAGTTGCCTGAACCAAAATATAACCTTCTTTAGGATCATGGCTTATTACCGATATGTCAGATCGACCTAACGGAAAATTTTGAATAAACCATTTGTTAAGTGTTGCCACATCTTCGTAATCCTCAAGATTAAACGCCATCAGACCACACTCCATCCTCATCCTGCATTGCGTCAGTTATTGTTTTAGCGATTGAGATGTAACCAAGCGCGTCTTTGTAATTGTCATCGACTCTTGGATCTTCAGCTTGTCGGCTGATTTTGACCAAACACATGAGTATTGCAACCTCATTTGGTTGGATTGGATAATTAAGGTAAGCCGACCAGAGTTCGGCAATGCGCTTATGGTTTCCAATTGGATGCCCATATTGTGAACCTCTTGAGTGCAAAATCTGAATGACTTCTTCAAAGAGTTGCTCAGTTTTTGTCATAATCAAATACTTGATCTCGCTTGGCATCGGTAATTCTGCGGTGCATATCAAATCCGTCTTTACGACCTTTCCAATATCCTGATTGGAATGCGTTGTCTTTGATTGTTGAGTAAATGCCCCAAGAAATGAAATAACCTAGGATGCAATAAAGCACTATCCAAGGTGCTGTTGTTTCTATCATGTCGCTCCCTTACATATCCACAGCATCTCTGTGAATACATAAAGTATGACTTAAAGCAATGACCTTTGGTTAATTACTTTCGGCGTGTTTTATAACGATTAGATAACGCCAATATCCTCAAGTTCATCGATATGATCATCAATCGTACGATCCCTATAGTCGGTTTCAAGCCCCATAAGTCCTTCGGTTGTATGTAAAACTGCCATCATGATTAACTGGTATCAGCTCTACTTGATGACCCTTTTTGCCAAAACTGAGCACAGTAAAGCCCATGTTCCAATCGGCTGAATTATATTTGAGGTAACTAGCCTTGCGCATATCCATGAGATGCCCAGCCTCAATGCCCCAAATCGTTGAATAACGCCCGTTTAAGCCAGTTTGGTGTCGAACTGCACCCTGCCTATGCGAGTGACCACAAACCACGCTAGAATGCCATTTCTTGGCTAAATTAAGCCCTGTTATGCCTGCGTGCTTAGACATGTTACCTTCATCGCCATGAGCCAAGTGCCAACCCTTTTCAAACTCGTAGGCTCTCTTATGAAAACGGATACCTAATCCAGCAAAATCCATAAACTTGGCATAATCTAATTCAGGTAATCCGATAAGGGATGGCGCACCTTTTAGCAATGTTTGATAAATGCGATCCGTATGGTTTGATCTGACTATATCTGTCGTGCCTAAATCGTAAAGAATTTCTTGCCCTAATTTTCTTTCTTCATCAAGTGTTTCTGCAAACTCTAACTTCGTGTTTTTTGCCCAACGCGACTGACTGCCAAGATCCATTTCATCGCCAACATTTAATACAAAATCAAACTTCTCATGGCGTGCCATTTTAATTAGGTTAGACACTGCCTTTGGATGGTGCAGTGGAATTTGCAGGTCAGGCGTTACTAAATACTTACGGTTAGCCTTAATCGTCATCCTCATCGTCAGTTGGATCTATGGATGGAATAATCCCGCCATCGCCTACGACCCAATCAGGGAAAGTCTTATGCTCGGTCATTAACCAGAATGCGTGCTCTGGAGTAAATCCTGCTTTACGAGCTGCTTTATAACATTCGTGCAACGCAATGTAATGCGCATCAATCTTTGTTGGATCAGGAGTTTGGCGAACTACGCGACGATTGATCTTTTTGCGTTTGATAGGTTTTCGTGTGTTCGCCATAAAATAAATTATCGCTTAACGATTAGAGAATACAGATCATCAACACGCTGTTCTAATCTGTTTAATTGATCCTTCATGCTTGAGCCACCATTAGGCTTTAACTCTGCTAAGTAAGATTTAATAACCCAGCGTAGAGCCAACAATAAAGTGCTTGCGATGGCGCAAAGTCCAACGCTTAATCCAACCCATTCGTTTGCTGTCATTTCGCATTGAGGCCGTAATCAGCCTCTGTGCCTGAATTTGGATCAATTGCTTTAGCAATAGGTGCAATTAACGCACCGGCAAGGATTGCAAACTCTGGTCTAATATCAGCAACGATTGCCAATAAGACTGTGATACCACTAGCTGCAACAGCTCTTAGATATGACTTAATTGCTGCTTTATGTTTGTTAGTTAGTTTCATGACTTGCCTCCTAGTAGTGGGATATCAAAGAACGCTGAATTGTTGTCCTGATCTTTTTTGAAAGATACATGGATATGATGATTGTGTTTATTAATGCCTTTATATTTACGCCAACGCCAACCCATCAAAGGTGATGCTATTTTCTCTTGGTGGATTACATAACTGATACGCCCACTAGACTTCCCGTAGGATCTAATCTGATCTGCCAAATACGCTGAAAGCCCTTTGTCGTCAGAAAGCCTAGCGTCAATATCAATTGCTCTAACACAACCATTTGATGACCAGTCTGGGTTGTGGTCAGACTTTGTTGTGCTATGTCGAGTATCACCAATCCACCCATCAGATTGACGCATGCGCTCTGGGAAGCAATCATCAGTTTGCTCTCTTAACTGAACAGCAGCTTTAGATAACCAAGCCTTCATTAGCCAAGTATCGTTTTAAGTTCATCGGCAGTTAAGCCAATGCGATCAAGAATTGCTTGTTTGTTTGCTGCTTTTGCTTTTGCTTCGGCTAATTCATCCGCCTTTACTTGCTTAATAGCAGCATCTATCTCTTTTTGTGTAGGTGCATCACCATCTAGCACATCCCATTTAATAGTAGAATAATCATAATCTGAATAAGAAAATTGTGCGTTTGGTTTTAATTTGTTAATTGCTTTTGCTAAATAATCGCTCATTATGCACCAATTTCCATTAGAGTTATTACAGAAGTTTTATTACTATCAGGTTGAAAAACTACTTGTGCGCTCAATGTAGTTCTTAGTGATCTGCCTTGTGTCTTGTATGTTGTCGCAGAGGTTGTTGCTGGACTATCCAAATATACTAATGAACCTATAGTTCCAAGATTTATACTAGTTCCATCAGTACCAGCAACCAAATACCAAGTGTCATCAGCACCTGAAGCGAATACACTTGTAGCACCTCTTAAAATTTGAATTGATGCGCCTTGACTGGTTGCGGAGCGAGAAAAGACAAATGCTTGGTTAATCATAACTAATATTTTAGAAGTTGCTGAGGTTGGTGTAATAGACAAAGATAAACCTGTGTCTGTGTAAGTATTTGTTGCAATAGTAGTTGCAGTTGCGTAAGTGCCTTGAACAACTTGCAAAACTTTTCCACTAGTTGAAGCAGCCCAAGTAGGAACTCCACCACTAACAGTTAAGACTTGACCATTTGATCCAATTCCAAGTCTAGTTTTAACATTCGATGTAGATGAACGATAAGCAATATCGCCAAGAGTTGTTTCTGGATTTAAGTTCTTTGTTGTTGTATCAATGGATGTGCCGAGTGTGCGAATAGCTGATGCGCCATCCTTGACTAACGCGGTGTCATCCGGTGTAGTCCAGCCGTAATTGGTAGTGGTTGCCATATTATCCTTTATCTCAGGCTACGATTGTAGCGTATTCCCATGTCAATGTTGGGCTTAAAGTGTTCCATGCCTCTGTAATTGGTGTTGTATTCCATCTCATAGCCACTTGGCTATAAGCCACAGGCGACAAGTTAATTGTTAAAAATAGTTCATTGAACCTAGTGCTCCATGACCAACCTTCAACATATCCTTCAAACTCACCGCTTGATATCTGAGTAGGTAGGTTTTGGATGTTTAAAGGTTGCCCCATGAATACGCCTAGCAGATTATCCCGATCACTATTATCAATCTCTGGATTTGTGATTGGAAATGTAATGCTCTGAAATGCTGGTTGTGGAAAGGCTCTTTGAGCAATATATCGATCTGCCACAGCTTGAGCATCCACACCTGAGTGAAGGACTGATTGAATGCTTTCGGCTTTGTATCCATAAGTTGCAATTGAGGTTGTGGAAGTTGCAGTTTTTTGAGATCCAAAGTTATTGCCATAGTTTATGTAAATATCATTTCGAATATCACCTGATCGAGTGATTGTGCTAATTCCTTGACCTAATGCATGTCTAGCATCAAGATCAACATAGCCATTGGTCAATAAATAATTCTGACGATGGTCTGCATCCGCATATCCGATATTGCCTTCATTGTCCTCATATAAATATCCAAATGCTGAGTTTGCTATAAGTTGAGCAATGTTGAAAATTGTATCTACATCAGCTGCTCTGTTTTCCATCGTGTAAAGACCAGGTTGATCTATCTCACCTAATCCTAGATTTAACGCATTAGCCCATGTTTCAGTTGCGTTATATCCTGCCCAAGTTGTAGCTGCTGGAACATCATTCCAAGATCCAAGTAATACGCTAGATAGAAGATCATAGATTTGGTTGCCATCTTCATCTTGAGCAATTGTTCCTGAATACAATTCTTTTGCTAATTTAACAAGTGATCCCATTGCAAGGACTGTGTATTGAACAACAGTTGCAACCGATCCAGTAGCACCCACACTTACAGTAATATCTGTAATATCGCCACCAAATATATTTACATAAGTTCCTGCTGAATTCTTAACTTGCAAACCAAAACTGTCGTTAATAGCAAATGGCAAGGTTTGACCAGATAGTGCCACAAAACTAACCTGCATGTAAGAAGGGTTTGGTTGCTGGTAGATATCAGTTCGACCAGCTTGATGCTGGATATCGCTTATTGCAATGTTAGTATATTCAGTTCCTGCAACTGTGAGTTTCCAAACTGGTGACCAAACAGTCATTATCTACCTACTGTCGTGCCGACTAACAATCCTTGTGATCTTGCTGCGCTTTGATTAAGCACACTTGCCACAGCTCTTGCAGCACCTTCGCCATCAATAGCATTCACAGTTATATTTGTAACTCCGCCACCTGTTGTGTAACCGCCATTTGGTCTGCTTGGAACTGATGGCACTTTAGATGATGGTGCTGGATTAGGTATTGCACCTATGTTCACTCCGGGAATTATATTAATTACCTTTATCATTTCATTAGCAAGTGATACAACTAAGCCAATTGCTTCTCTTAAAAATGTAATAAATGAACTAACTTTATCTATTGTAAAACTAACAAATTGACCAAATCTATAAAAACTTGCCCCAGTTTCACTAATTGAAGCAGTCAAACCTTCATCACCTGTAAGTCCAGCAATAAATGCATTTAAGGCAGGGATACCAACATCATTTAAGAATGTAATAAATTTCTCGATAAATGGTAGCAATGCAGTTCCTAGACTTTCCTTAGCCTCATCAAATCCAACCTTTAAGCGATCAATCTTGCCTTGAAAGGTTTCTGCGTTTGTGGCTGCTGCGCCACCATAAAGATCAGATAGTTTTGCCTGAACTTCGGTAAAAGATAAAGTTGAAAGTTCTGCCTTAGATAATCCCAGCCCTAATCTACCAAGAGCTGTGGTGTTTCCATCTTGAGCCTTACCAAGAGCATTTGCAACTTGCTCTAAATCTTTACCTGATCCTTTGCTTATATCTAAAGCAAGACTTAATAATCTTTGTGCTTGCTCAGTATCTTTTGTGCTGACTGCAAGTCTTTGCATGGCTGGTCTAAGTTGATCATCAGCAACGCCTGTGGCTAGTGATGTTTGAAGAATGAAATTTTCAGTTGCCTTTATTTGACCTTCTGTTGCACCTGTGGCGCTCTTTAATGCTTGGGCTAACCTAAGTTGTGCAGCCTCATCCTCTATTGCAGCCTTGACCCCATCAACGGCTAATTTAGTGCCATAAGCAACGGCAGCAGCAGCAGCAACGGCAAATGCAGCAGCAGCCTTTTTTCCAAATGCTGAAATTTTTTCGCTATTAGTTTCAACGGCATTGTCAGCTTGATTTAACTTATTCTTAAGATCATCAATATCCGCAAGGATTTTAAGCGATAGGGTTCTAGTATCTCTTGCCATTTATGCCCACTTATCCAAAATGCGGTTGTATGCAGCTTCCCACTTGTTAATCAATTCAGGCTGAATTCTGCGAAGGGTTGGATAAATGAACCATCCGCGAGATCCACGACCTTGCCTTCCTGAATAACTAGGGAACTGTTTGAATTTATTCGAACCAAACTCAACGCCACCCCACAAGCTCTGTGTAGTAGCACCACCTGAAAATTTCTGTCTTGCGAAACCATATTTGAATTCGCCAATTTTGCTGGACTTTGAAATGCTAACGCCATCCGCAACTCTTTGCGCAACCTTGCCTGATTTTGTTCTACCTCTAGCCTCTGTTTTAATTTCCTCAGCTGCGTATGTCGCCAGAGCAGCAGATTGAACTCTTGCTTCCTCAGTAGCTTGCGCATCCATAACTTTGAAAGCCTTGAGAATATCGCGTATGTCATTGCGACTGTAAGCAATGGTTTCACTTGCCATACCTCGCCTCCAATACTTCAATAGCTGTTAAAATGTCCTCTGCTTCAACCCATTCACTCATTGGTATCTTTGTGGCTATTGCCAACTCAACCAATAATCTACTTAGGCTTCCTGCTGGGTGACTTTTGGGTCTGCATCACCGACTATTACATCGGAAATGGTTTCCATCCAAGCCTCAAATGGTTTAACTGGTTTTCCAGCAGCTTCGCGCTTGTGAGCGTTGTATGCTAAAAACATTAGATCCCACATTCCAAGTTTTTCTTTTGCTTGACTTATGGTGTGACCAGTTGATTTTTCCCACTTAGCCCACTCAGGCGGTTGGGCAATATATGTTGCTTGTTCGCCTGAGTTATATTCAATTGTGATTGGTAACTTCATTTGTTTGCTCCCGTTTTATTTATTAGGTAAAGGACTCTGCTACTGCTCCACCTGTTACAGTGAAAATGTATGACACAGTTTGTGCATCAATACCAGATCCACCAGCTGTTGGGTAAGCTGGTTTTACTGGAAACACAAATGCTGCTCCTGTTGCGGTTGTAAGTGTTATTGAAATATCTGTATCTGGCGCATTATCTGATGCAGTCCAGAGAGCTTCGCAAACTGAGTTTGTCTTACCCCAGTCGGCTAACATATCCAATTGAAAAGTTGCGCTGACATTTACTGTCTTGTATGCCTCACCATCAAGTGTTTGATACACCTGTCGGTCATGCACTTTAGTTAATACTGCATTGGTTGCTTGTGCTTCGATGTCTGTTCCACCTGTGAAAGACAACGAAATATAGCGACCGGTTATTACTGTGGTTGCCATGATTTCTCCTTAGACTGTGCGTGTGTAGTAGGTAGATACTCGAACATCTGCAATAAGCAAAGTCGATGCTCCGACTGTGGTAACTGTTGGTCTTTCGACCGAACTGACAATATATCCACTAGGAATTACTGCCAGAACACTTATGACTAGCTGCTCGATATTGTCGAGGGATGCAGGATTGCTGTTATATGCAACTGCAACTGAAATTGTAAAGTTAATCTTTGCTCGGATATTTGCTTTGCTAATTGTTTCAAATTCTAGGTATGGGCTATCTGGAACAACTACTACAGCTGGTGGAATAACTGTTTCAGGAACGAAAGAATAAACATTTCCTGCAACACTAGATAAGGCAGTTGCTAAAGGTGTTCTAATCTGTTCAAGAATTGTTTGGTTGGGCATTTATTGAGCCATGCCTTCGGTGTCAATATATGAGCCAAGTAATCCAACGCATTTATTAAATAATGATCGACCCATTCTGAATGGTGTTGAAGTAAAATCTACTCCTTCGATTTGTCCTCCACCTGCAAGTCTTGCTTGGAAGACTTCGACTGAAACTGTATAGACAGCTGATTGAACAGCTGCGTTTCCAACATAAGTTGATCCGCCAGAAAGGGCAGCAACTCCGGATGGGATGACATTAGCCTCGAGTATGTCGGCATTAGTGATCGATTGCGAAAAGGTATATTGTCCAAGATTATCTGCCAGCACAACTCTTGTCCCGTTGTAAGGGCTTCCGCATCCTGTGATGACAACTGATTGTCCTTCGGTAAATTCATGAATTCCTAGTGTAGTAAATGTAGCAACATTGTCTGACAATGAAGTTGCTTGGATAGGTGCTTTGAATGTAACAAGCATTGGCAGAATAACAGTTTCTGCTGTGTCGATAATTTGATTTAAGTAAGCATCTGAATACAAGGAAGATGACACACCAAGCACAGAGCGCAATTCGCTTGCGGTAATTATGGTTGGCATGTCATCTCCTTTAAGTCTCCCATTATTAGCTGCCTACCAGCGGGAGCACCAGTAGGCATTAAGTAGTGCTTAGTTAATTAAGCAACCATCCATCGGTAAGCGCCAGCGCCAACCTTTGTTGCAAGTGCGCCGTAGCCATAGTAAGAAACCTCAATTTGACCATTTAGGGCAACATTGGTTTGTAGGCGAACGCGTGGGCTCTCATACCAAGTGTATGAAGCAGGATTGATAACCATGATTGTGTTATCGCCTGTTCCTGATAGATTGCGATCAACGCGGAAGTTTAGACCAAGCAAGTTTCCAAGCAGTCTGTTTGAACCAAGATCTCCACCTTGATTGAAGTTACCAATCAAATTCTGATAGATAGGGCGACCTGCATCTGCAAGGTTCTGAATTGCGCCCCATTGTGCTGGTGATGCAACAATGTTCTGTGCAACGCCAAGTGTGTTTGTGTAGATTGAAACACCTGCGTCTGAAATGAAATCAAGTAAACCAGCTGCATCAAGAGTGCGGTTTCCGCCATCTGTTCCACCTGTTGCTAGACCATTTAGAACTGCGTTATCTGTTGCTGCTGCATATGCATACTCCATTTGACGAACTAATTCATCAAAGAATGCTGGTGAAGAACGATCAAGAAGTTCTACTGAGAATGTTTGTCCTCCAGCATATTTCTTAACATCAACTGAAAGGAATGAGTTTGTCATTCCAGTTTCGATGATTGCATCGCCTTCTGGCTCAACCTGAACTACAGGAACAGCTGTGATCTTAGGAATTTCAAATGTCATTCCTGCATCTGGAAGAACTCCACGAGAAACGCTATCTACTGCTGGACGATCTGCATTTGATAGTGGGTTGATGATTTCTGTTAATTGACGAGTTGGGATAAGACCAGCGTTGTTTGATGTTGTGTCATCTGCTGCACGAACATATAACTTGCTGTCATCGTTTCCTAGTGCAGCACGAACTGAGTGCTCTAGGTATGTTGCTTTTGAATTGATTGGTGAGCGTGGCTTTGTGTAAGCAACTGGTTGATTTGCTTGAATTGCCACAGGCTCAGTTTTAGCAGCTTCTACCGCTTCGGTTGCGATAGGAGCATCTGAAGTTGTGTCAGACACTTTGTCCTCCTGTGTTGTTGTATCCTCAGCGGTTGCTTCGGAATTCTCTGCTAGTGTTTCGGTTGCTGCAACATCTGCAACTCTTGCGCTGTCAATTGCTGGATCAGTTACTAAACTAACCTCAATTAACTTGGCTGCGCTGATTGACATAACACCATCTTTGTTTTTCCAGTCATCAACCATTACGCCAACACTAAATCCATCTCTTAAACCTTCGGCTGCCTCAAGCAAACTATCATCGCCTGCAATTGTTCCAGCGATCTTGAATGTTGCTTCAATGCCATTCTTGTCAGCTGTAATATCCATCATCTTGCCAATTGGTCGAGTGCGATCATGCTCAAGTAATAATTTAACTGGCTTTGAGAAATCAATTGAGCCTTCCTCAAATACAGTTGCTCCTGCGCTCGTATTTCCTCGCTCACCCCAAGTTACGATTGTTCCAGTTATTGTTCGCTTGCGACTGTCAGCTGCGGTAAGTGTTACTGGGAAATTGATCTTCATCGGATCAAGTCCTCCTCTTCTTGGATTTGTTCAACGCTCATTGCGCCGATGCGGTTTAGGATTTCATAAACTTGAGCACGCTCTAATGCTGAACCTCTCAAGAAATCATCAATATCTACGCGAACCTCTACGCCGTTTGGTACGAAATCTGAGGCAGATAGGCGTTGCTCAATCGGTGTAATTATGTTTCTCAAACTGAAATCAATAAGGGCTTTGCGTTCCATAACAGTCGTGCTATATGTTTGACTTGTTAATTCAGCAGATAAGAATGATGCAGGAATGCCAACTGCTCTTGCTAATTCTGTTGCAAGGTATTGGCGTGCTTCATTTAATTGTAATTTTTGTGGATCAAAGCCTAATGCAGTTAATTCAACATCAGCATTTAAGAATGCAGTTGCTCTTGTGTTTCTAGCAATTTTCCAACTCTCAAGAAGTTTTGTAATTCGCTCTGGTGCAAGATTTGTGCCATTTGATTTTAATACCATTGTTGGAACTGGTTCTTTTGCGTATAACTCAGCAGCCTTTTCTAATTCTTGAGCTGCGCGGATTGTGCGACCTGCGCGATTAAGAACCCCTTCATCCAAACCTGAGAATACAATTATTGAGCCTACCCCACTTTGTGGGATAAACATTCCATCAATTAAGTATTCGGTGATTTCAGTTTGTTGTGCATTAGTGTTATAAGTTACGCGATTTGGTGCAACTCTTGTCCATGCACGAACTCGGCTATTATCTGATGCAGCATAACTATCTAAAACTTGACCATAAGCAACGCCATGAAATAATAAATCCTCAGCGATCCATGCATAAATAGCAGATCCTGCAATTCTTGGATCTGGTTGCATAATAACTCTTGGTGGATCTAAATGTTCTTTTGTGAAATGATTATATGTTTCTAAAGGTAATGATCCGATTGTTGAACAAATAATGTTTCTTGCTCTTGCAACTGATGGAACTGACATTGCTTGCTCACGCGTTGCAGTTTGTGCTCCATAAAATAAACCGCCTACAGCTTGTTGTAAATTGTAAGGCGTATTGGCAGCAGCAACATCTGTCTGAATTGTTGGTGTCTGATTTGTTAGAAATCTATCGAATAATCCCATTAGTGTATAATATACCATAAAGTCAAATTTATGCGATTTGTATGTCTGTTTCAGTTTCAGGTTGT